TTATAACAGTTCCTTTTCCAAGTCAAAGTCTAAACCTACCTTATCTAAACTTATTTCTCTTTCATCAAGTTCTGTTCTTAAAATATCTAAAACCTCATAGTACGCCAATGCTCTTCCATCTTTAAAGCAATCTTCCCTATCTTCTTTTGAGTCTCTTGATGCTTCTCTTGCTCTTTCTGCTATTCTTTCTACAATATAAGCTATCCCCTCAATACTGATATTCTCTACCATATTCCCCTCTTTTACTCAAATATTTTTAACAGTTCTTCAATAGTATCTGTACTTTCCTCAGCTCTTCATCCGGAGAAATTCTCCTATAATTATAAAAATAAATCCTATTTTTATCACTTTCCATCATAAAGCATTTCATACTAATATACAAATCTCTTAAATCGCTCCGAAACCATTCTTGATTTAATGTCGTAATATTACTTAGGTAAAACAACTACTTGATTATCCCAAATAATAACATTGGTTATATATTCAGTCTCTTCCCTCTTTAGAGTAAGCTCGTGTGATTGAACCATATGATTTTTTAATTTTATTTATCTTCTTCAACAATTTCAAACACCTCAGGAGGATACAAATAATCTTCACCACTGTCATCTATAACCCTATACCAACCTCGCTCTATAGATATAACATCATAGATTTTATCATTAGTTAATATCAAAGCCTCTGTTTTACCAAGCCACCTAACCTTCATTCCTCATTCAACTCTCTTAAATACAAAAAAGACTCAAATAGATATATCTACTTAAGTCATAAAATCGTGAGACACCCGGGACTCGAACCCGGGACAACTTGATTAAAAGTCACATAATATGTAGGTTATAAAGCCTTTATACATAAGGCTTCTTGTAGATTAGTGCGACATTTTTGCGACATTATTCAATAGCTTAAAAGTACTTTTTCTTCTCTTCATCTGTTGCGATTACTTCTATGATATCTTCCACACGTAAATTAGTCATTAGACAAAGTTTATTAAGCGTATCTAATGTGATAGACTTCCCTTGCTTTATATTTTCTAAAGTCTGACCGGACAGTAACTTTTCTTTTTTTATACGCATATAATTGTAACCTCTTCTATACAACTCTTTCATAATATCTATTTTATATCTGATCATAATTACCTCTTGTCTCACTTTCTTACTCTCAAGTATATACTACACCCTACTTAAAAGCAATAAAAAAAGTTCTAAAAAAAGAGTAAAAAGCGCTTGATATTACTCTAATAATAGAGTAAAATAATATTGTAAGATAAATAAGGAACTTACAAAACTTACAGAGCCGACCAAAGCAAATATAAAACTGTAAGTAAAAAGAAAGGCGAATAACATGACTAAGGTAGCAATGATTGGAAGAACATACGGAAGTTTTACAGCCAAGGAACAAAGACAAATAGACAGCATGATTTCAGGTGCGTATTATGGCACAGTTGATGGAATAGACAATGGCAGACCTTCAGAAATCGGTGAGTATCAGATTACATTAGATCTGAACAATGGATTATCTGTAGCTGGCACATTATCTATAACAGAAGACGAGGTAGTTGAGTATATCAATGAAGATGGTATATTCTACAATCCAGCTGAATAGAGGCACATAAGAATAAACAAAAACGGCCCTGCAGTAGCCGACCAAAGCAAACCTGCAGGGCCTACCTCAAAAGAAAGGCAAAGGCATTTTATCATATGAGCAAGAAAGTTGCAATATATATACATATATATACGGGTGTCTTCTCTTGATCAAGTCAGGGAAGGATACTCTTTAGCAGCACAAGAAAGAACTTTGAGAAAGTACTGCTCTGACAAAAATTACTTCGTCTATAAATTGTATGCAGATGAAGGCATAAGTGGAAAAGATATGACACACAGACCTGCAGTACAGGAGCTTATGCAAGACGCAGAAGAAAAGAAATTTGATATTATTCTGTTCTGGGCGCTAAGTAGATTCACAAGAAGCGTATCAGATTTATATCAGACCGTAAGTGCATTAAAAAACTTGGATATCGGTCTTGTATCATACACTGAAGCATTTGACACATCAACGCCTTTTGGTCGAGCAATTATCGGCATTTTGGGAGTTTTTGCTCAGTTAGAGCGTGAGCTTACAAGTGAGAGGGTAAGCTTTGCACTTGATGAAAAATTCAAGCAGAGCAAGTATGCCCCGGCATTTTTGCAAGGTTACACTAGTAAAAATGATGAATTAAAAATCATAAAAAAAGAAGCAGATTGTGTTAAACTGTGTTTTGAATCATACTTAGAAACACACAATCTATCTGAAACAGCCAGGATACTCAATCGTGCTGGTCACAGAGGAAAAAGAGGCAAGGACTTCTCTGCCAACTCAGTAAAGGTAATGTTGAGGAATAAGACATATGCCGGATATATAAAATTTAATGGAAAAGAGAAATTTGGATCGCATGAGTGCATTATATCAGCAGATGTTTTCAAAAAAGTACAAAAGATTTTAACTCAAAAGTACAACCCAAGAAATAGAAAAAATTTTAAACAATAACAAATTAGGCAATAGAAATAGAAACAAGAAAGAGAGGAAAGTACAAGGCTAAACCTCTCTTTTTATTATTTTTCTCAAAGCTAACTTTCAAAGTTTATGCTTCAGTCTTTGTGCTGTCAGCACTACTTTTCAAAGTATCTATTGCCTTTGCAATTACTGATGGAATCGGTATCCCCATAAGTCCTGCATTTTCAATAATGCTTATGCTTTCATTCGCTATAAAAGCTATGATAACTGCATCTTTAATGTATGTTGTCTGCATAACTATATCAAGTCTTACTGCTACAAGTACAATAAGTAAAGCAACGCCCTTACGGCAAAGCCCTTTAAATCCTGCACGTGATTCCAGTGCTCCACTTTCAGATTTCTTACTCTTTTTAAATATACCTGCTACAGTCAACCCTGTAATATAGTCTACTGACATAAATACAATCAGAGTGATTAAAGCATCACTCCATCCCCCGAACGCCATTGCGATAAAGCCTCCTACCGCTCCAGCTATTGAATATACAACATTTGCTTTCATTTTAACCATCCTTTCTATTCTGCAAGTCCATATGTTTTTAAATCCGGACTCTCAGTATCATAATCCTTCTGATATCTACCATCTTCGTCTACCCAATGATATATATGTTTATTGTCATTTTTAATGTAAACACTGCGAGCCATAACTCCGGATTTTGTTAGATAATATGATTCATTCTCTATATCAATCCACTGCCCAGCAAGCATTGTACCATCAGCAGGATTAAGATAGTACCAGTCCTCGTTTTGCTTGAACCACCCACTGATCGAGTATCCTGCACCGTCCACTACATACCAACTACCATCTATATGTAGCCATCTATTTTTTTGCACTACCCCATTAATCTCATACATCCACCTACTATCAAACTCTACCCAACCGGTAAACACCTTCTCTTTGTGTATCTTACATGCCATATAGGCACACCAAGATACAAATTGTTGGCACCAGTAGTTCCCGTTGCCACCATACCAATGGCCGTATTTAGTGTAATTTGACATACCAGCATTCGCTGTTTTGTCCTCAAGCATAGAATTGCTTGCCTTCTCAAGGTACCCGATCTCTTGCCTTGCGACTTCTATAAGCTCCTCAGGTGTACATGTATTCCTGCCAAATGAGGGTGTGCCAAAACCATTTATACGATTTGCACCACCTACATCAGACTCTTTAAACTTATATTCTTTTCTAGCCACTCCGCCACCATTACGCTCAAAGGCCTCTGCAGATGTGTTTCCCTCTATAGTATGTATTATATATAGTTGTCCAATTCTCTTTACATCTTCTACTATGCCCACATGCGCAACTCTGTCTTTTTCTGTGCTATAGAAGTACACAATATCCCCGGCATGTGGTGTTTTACCATAAGCGCCATTTTGTACAAAGTAGCTTTTACCACTTACTGTAAACTGAGTATATCCACCTCTTAACAGCTTTTTCCCAGATGTGAATGAGCTATCCATTTTTAATCTCCTTTCTCTTTTCGCAATACTTGTAGTTCCTGCAACCACGCTGCTAACTGCAAATGTTCTGATTTACATTTATCGCATGACACCTCACTTGCGACTTCAAGCGCATGCTTTATTGCTTCTTCGAGTGACATACAATTCCTTTCTTTACTCTTCTCAACTCTTCTTCGTTTTTCTCAACGCAACTAAAAAAGAGAGCCTAAGCCCTCTTTATGTTATCAAAAATGCAGATTTATTCTTCTGTCTTAGTGGCGTTTGAAGGTGTTGCAGGATTCTCTTCCGTGCTACCCTCTATAATCTCCCATACACCAAGGTCAATAGCTACCTGCTTTACATAAGGCTTTAGTTTTTTAGGTACATCTTTATATGTACACTTCCCCTCAAGTATAAGGTTTACGTAAAATAGTGCTAAATTTTTGAACTTCATAGTTTTTGGTCTCCTTTCATCAAAAACAAAACAAATTAAATATCCCAACAAAATGTATAGCCTTGTATATAGCCATTGCATTATTGTTCACCATCATCTTTCATAGCTTCATCACTCATCACAAGGCTTGTAAGCTCCATAACAGTTTTTTCAAGCATATCAATAGCTTTTGCTTGTTTCTCTAACTCTTCTGCGCTCGCCATACCTGTTGAGTGTGATACAGCAGTATGCTCTTTCTTACTCACATCTATGTTGTCAATGATATGCCCGTCAGGCACTTCAAAAGTACCAAGCTTCAAGCTCTTCAAGTCCGATTGTTCGGACACTACAGCCAAGACTCCACCGTTTGATGTGTACAATACAGTGTACTTCATTTTGTCTCCTTTCTAATTTAAAAAGTCTATTTTTGTAATTTGAACAGGCCCTGCAAAAACATCAGACGATCTGTCGCTATTACAGTAAGCGCCAAAACTTATAAACGCCTGTTCGTTTATATCTGCCACATTTAGCACAATTTGGCTGTTTCTATCTATTGCAGGGCTTGCAGTGCCTTGTCTTAAAACATCTATCGCATCGACATTGCCTGCTCCTGCAACATATATCAGCCTTCTTGTGCTTACACGATTTACATGTGCCTCCAAGGTCGCATAAGGATTGCCCTGAATGTTTGCCAGCGTTCTGTAGCTTATAATAATTTGCCTGAATGGAGTTAAATTTATCGACTGCGACAGAACGCATCCGATACGTCTTGATTTCAATGCAGGGTAGCCGGTGGACAAGTTAAAATTCATACCACCGTTATATATGCCTGCATAGCCGTAATTTTGATCTAAGCTATAAGCAAAATACGTGCCGTTTAAGTCAAATCCCTTTGTCGCCACTCCCGACACTAAAACATTGTCGAAAGTGGCTCCGTTAAAAACCGTTCTACCAGATTGCAAATCAAGCATTGTACCTGCAAATTTTACTCCATTTTTACTTGTTGCAGTAAAACCGCGCATGACTTTATCTGCGGTTACATCGCCTAGATTTATCGCATCTATGCAGACATGCGGATGTCCATCCGAGCGGTTGTAGTAGCCGTTACCGTGTGGAAAATCCACATAAAATACAGGGTTGCTGGGATTTGTCCAGTTGTCAATTCCAAACGATGTGGATTTATTTATTCTAAAATTGCTTGCTGCTGTGTCTATTGATTTTATCTGCCCTTGCTTACCTGCCACAGTGAGCGTATCAAGCATTTTAGAGCTATCAATACCTAAAGCATTTACAAGCACTGCATAAGGTATTTTTGCCGTTGGCTTAGAATACCCGTCCTTGGGATAATAGCCCTCTTCAAACTTTGTGTGAACATTGTTTTCCCAAGGTGCATTTACCACTTCTGAAGCCATATTCCAAGTACCACGGTTGGGGATGATGCCCCTTATTCCTGCTACTGTTAGTGTATCGAGCATCTTGTTAGCATCTACTCCTGCAGCATTAGCCAACACCGCATAAGGTATAGCTACGCAAGGCTTGTACTGCCCGTTTTGGCTATAATATCCCTGCTCCATTCTTGCTAAGAATTTAGACTCCCAATGAGCATTTACAAATTCCACCGTATCTGCAACATTTCCTCTGATTGGTATAGCCCCTTGTTCCCCACAAACCACAGTATCATTAAGAGTTTTGTCTGCCCGATATCCGACTGCATTTTTGACAATGTGAGTAGGTACTATCACGTAAGGCTTTAATCCACTTCCATCGTCTGTGTGATAATATCCTTCCTCAAGTCTAATTACGTATCCACCCTCCTGTAAGTACAACCACATCTCAGCACTATCAGGACCATGATAACCTCTTATAGGTATTGTTCCCCTAATACCTGATATTGTTAAATTATCAAGCATTTTATTAGCATCCACATGTAAGAAGTTAGACAAAACAGCATATGGAACAGAAACATAAGGTTTCCAATGGTCTATCTGTGCATAGAACCCTTGCTCCATTCTAAAAACATATTTATTCTCCCAATGGGCATCCATAAGTTCTACAGACTCCATTCCATTTCCACGATTTGGTATAGTGCCTTCAACTATTTCATCATTGCTTTCAGTAGTAATAGTTCTATACCCCTGTAGCACTTGTGCCTTAGATGCGGTCACATCATCTGATGTAACACCGCCAGCTCCGCCTCTTAAAAGTATTGCCTGCGCCATATTACACCCCCTTCATAAGCAGCAGAATATCAGTTTCAGGCTTTTTTACAAAGCAACTTATCACTATATAGCCGTCATATGTATCTATCCTGTCTACACAACTCCAAGCCTTTTTAATAACCTTTACTCTTGCGCTATCCGTAATACCGTCAGGTATTATGAGAGCTATCTCAGGCACATCTGTACTCTTAATACCTGCTATATCTATACGCTGTGTGTAAGGCCCTTGTGTGGTAAACCTTGAAGCCGTCACTGGTATCTGCCTTGTACTGCTTACCGCTTTATCCAGCTTTGCAAAATTGCTGTTAAAGTCCTCGACATTGTAATTATCTGTCCTGTCCGGCATTTTCAATTTTAGATTATCCGTTTCTCTCATAAATCACCTACCTTAAATCAAGCTCAGTCATTTGCTCATGAGTATACTGCTCCAATTCCCCATGAGTTTTTATCTCAAGCATTCTGTGAGTTGTATACCACAGCAATACTTCAAGCGTCATGTTTGCCGGCACTACCTCATCTGCAAGCTTTTCTATTTCTTCCTTGAGTTCTTTTGATGATAAAGCCACCACTACGCTGACCTTGTAATGCTCCATATCTATATTTAGATTAAAGTCTTTCTCCGAGCCTACCATAGCTAAAAGGCTACGATAAAAGGTTCTATATGTGTAAGGAAGTCTACCTTGCATTACTCCAAGGATTCTAAGATTCCTTACATCAAGCTCATCTGTATCCTTGCTTGATATCTTTAATATTTTTTCCCATCTTGTAGCAGTGTCAACATCCTGACTTAATATAAACGCGTTATTCAAGTAGCTATTGCCTTTACTCCAAAAAAGTTCGAGTTCGGGTTGTTCAGCATACATCATCTGATTGAATTCCGTCACATTTTTTAGAATATCCGGAAGGTAGTCTATCAATTTCCTATCCATTGAAAGTACCTCTTACAGCAATAGTGTCGGGATCCAATATAGCATTAGATGCGGTACCGTTTAGCTTAGTATCTGCTATATCTTTAATTCCGTTTATAGCAAGAATCTTGCTCTCGATATTTGAAATTCTAACCACTATATTATCTACAGTATCCCAAGATTTATTAAGCTCTAAAAAGTAGCTGTCAATAGCGTTTTGGATATGCGATTTCAAAGCATTAAAATTGTATCCTGAGTCATAAACTATATTAGTATCTATATTTATACTCTTTGTTTTTACGGATTGTATATGGCAAGTGTGACCGATTGATGCAAGGCCGTCGCCTAACTGATCACCTTTCGGATCTATCAGCTTTTGCACATTTGTAACAAGGGTTGAACTTGCCTGCCCGTATTCAGAGTTAGTTATAATTGCAAGGATATGGCCCGGCAAATTATGAGCATTGCCATCTTTAGCCCTTAAAATCTTACAACCGCCTACACCTTCAATAGCTGTAATCTTCTGATAGTAGTCCTTCTTATTACCACCAAATGCTTGAGTGTCAAAGGACGAATAGTATCTTTTTCTGAATTCCTCAGTACCTTCTTCATCCTCTCCGTATATCTCTATACTCTCTATATTTGCTGTCTCAAGGCCGTCTATATACTCTATAGGTATAAGGCTTCCTCTCTCAGCATTTGGAGTTCTTCCTGCAGTCTCGCAAGTGATATAAAATCTTCCTGCACTTATCTTTTCGGATACAACCCAGTTAAATCTTGAACTTGAAAACCTTTTACCCACTTCCACATCTATATTAAATACAGCTATAGCCTTTGCATATGTTGCCTGTTTCGGTACAAGCCCTCTCTCTAAAGCCCTTCTTATCAGATGCTCCCTTGGAGCAGTGTCAGCAAAAGTGCAATCTATAAGGCTATCAAGCGCTATGTAAGCCTGTGCAAGTTCCGCACATACCGGAGCAACAGCAGAATAAATAACAGAGCCTTCTCTCTTGTCGATACCGCTATCGACTCTTGATAGAACTCTGTTCAATATATTTTCATATGTATTCCCTTCAAACACTATCTAACCTCCGTTTCTATGTCTATATCGCCGTAAATGCTGTCGACTTTGAAATTCACAAGAAGAGTATCCCTGTTTCTACTGAATTCAAAATCATAAACAGCTGTAATTCTGTCATCCTGCAGCAGTGCCTCACTAATAAGTCTTTCCGCTTCATCCTCAACTATATCCGGATGAGTACCTATGAGAGCCTCCAGCTCTGCCCCATAATTCCACGAATAGATTAGAAATTTATATCTTTCAGTATTTAAGATAAGCATTATAGCTTGCTTTACGGCTTCTTTTTCGTCTACAAATCCGAACACCCTATCCCTTTCGAAATCTACACAAAAGGTATTGCTCGGCTCCGTGGACTCATTTATCTGTAATATATCTTTATCATTTAAAGGAAGCATGCTATCACCTCACTTTGTCCAATACTATGTACTTCTGCCCACCGTCAACCCTTATAAGGATTACTTGATCACCTACTTTAAGACTATTATCGAGTGTAATTCTGCCTAGCCCTTCAGCTTCGCAAGTGATTTTGCTGACCATTCCTGTAAGAATTAGTGCGCTCTCAGGGACTGTAAGCTTCTGATCTATCCACACCTCAAGCGGTGATGCTTTTACCACCTTGCCAAATCTAAAAGACATAGGATCCTTTGACTCTACTGCCTCAAGCGCTGCCTGCTTTACCGCTTCAACTAAATCAAACATTAAACAGTCCTCCTCTAAGTTTTAAAGTCATTAGATGTTCATCATTCTTAAATGTGTGAGTTACCTTTTCGGCTACCATATAGCTTGATACCTTAGTATTTTCAATCTGTAACATAACTACCAAAGACGAACCTGCTCTTACTCTCGTGTCTCCAAATGCGTCTTTTATCGTAAGAGTTTTAGCAACCTTGTTGTAATACTTAAGAAGTGCCTCGGCTTTTTTTGTTCCGGATTCTTTTGTCTCTACCGTCTCATTAAGTTGTAGTACTCCCCACTTGTTGATATTCTCACTGCTTTTTACTAAGAATACATCATTTGTCTTATCCTTAGTGTTCTTATAAACAACTTTTACCTGATTGTATGTCTTGTTATCTATTGAACTGCTGTAATCATAAGACTGTGCGGTATCGGTATTTATAAGCAAGTCAAGCTTCATACTGTCGATATTCTTAAGAGTAAGCTTGCCCACATTGTCATAGAATACGTATAGTTTGCCTGTGTTCCGTAAAGTTTCATCTATAGCATTCTGTACAATATCAAAGAGAGTTTTGTTCTGCTCTTCTCTGCGTGGTATCTTATAGCCCGTATCCTCAAGTTCTCCGATATTGAGCCTGAAGTCTTCAGCGATAAGCTTTATAACCTCGCCTGCAGTCAAATTATTATATGCATAAGTATCCTTATTCTTTAAATACCTTAACTGGTCATAAGCCGTACACTCTACAATATTGTTATCCTTACTTGATACCTTTTTACTGAAAAGAAATCCGAAAAACAAATCAGATCCGTCTACTGTAAGCTTTACCTGATTACCCTCTTCGGTTTTTATATTGCCGTCATCATAGTACGCAAACTTGAGCGTTCCGGGGCTTCCTTTACGCTCTAAATCAAGCTGTATACCTTCTTTTATAGCAGGCAGATAAGCTTCTTTACCGTTACTAATCATTATATTTACTGTCATGGTATTATAAGCTCCCATCCGTCTATAATTAAATTAGGGTTCTTTATTTTAGGATTAGCGCTCACAATTTTAGGATACAAAGAGCCATTCCCATAATATTTCTTAGCCAATCCCCAAAGGGTATCGCCTCTTTTTACTATATGAGTTTTTGGCTTTTGAGCAGTAGATGTATCTCTGTTCTCAGTTATCTTTGCTTCTTCCTTCTTTTCTTCCTGCTTAGTCTCACCGGCAGTGGGTGTGGGAGGTTGAACAAATACAACTTTCTTTGTTCCGTAATGCCTATATTCTTTTAAGATTACACTGACCTTGATATCTCTACCTTCCTGAGCGTCTTCAGTGATGTTTAAATCTTCCAAGGTGACTTTTATATTCGTCTTGAAGCCATGAGGTCTTTTAACAACGAATTGAAAAGGTCTCTTATTTATCTTTAACTGATTCAGCTTATCAAGATAACTTTTCTGCTTTTTTACTTTACTTACTGTTGCAAAAGAGTAATTTTGAAAAGGTAAAAGGAATTCAAAGCTGAATTCCCTTAACCCTTTTGTTTTTATGATATTGACTTCGCCCTCGTTTATGAGAGTTACTGTCTTATTCATATTCTTAACTTTTAAACTCAACTTAGAAGGGGTGATAGACAGTAGCATATTTGCTAAATAAAATCTAAACATTAGTTATGCACCCCCTCTGCTCCCATCTGTACAGCCTCAACAAACTTAACTGTCAATGCATCAAGTATGTTGTCCAGATCCATATTTGAGCTTATCTGATTAGTCATTCCTGAATAATCAACTTTTATCTCAGCAGTAGTAAATCTGTTAATAGCCTCCTGCTCTGCAATGTCTCTCAGATATTCAAGATTTTCTTTTGTTTCTGCAAGTGCACCCGCTGCAGCCGCAGTATTACCTGCAGTCTTTCCTATATTGTCTGCAACTCCTGCCCCTGCTCCCTTGTCAAATGCTCCTGTATCAAATCCTAAAGAGTCAATTCCGTCTCCGTTACTCATAGCTATCTTCTCAGCTTTAAACTGGGAATATTTGCCCTTTAAATCCGATACCTTGCTGTCCAAATCTCCCTTCATTCGCATGAGCTCCCAAGTTCTCGCCTGCTTATCTGCATTTGACTGAGCCTCTGCTCCTGCCAAGCTCTGTTCCCTTGCGGTTTTCTCAGCATTGAATTGCGCCTTTGCAGTAGTGGCAAACGTTACCTGTGATATGGCCTGAATACTCACTCCCGGTATTTTATTAAGCGCATTGATAAAGTTATTTATCATGCCGATAGCACTGTTTAACATATTTTGTATACCGGTAAGCACATTTACTCTCATCTGGCCAATGAAGTTTGACACTGCAACACCTGTTTTCTGCCAAGTAAGAGATAATTTGCCTGCCAAGTCCATAATCGCATAAATACCTGTAAAGAATCCTACTCTGAGTGCTTGAATACCTACACCTATTGCCATTTGCGTAAGTGTCCAAGCGTTCTTCATTCCACCCACTGACTGAATAAACCTGTAGGCAACTGCAACAACTGCTCCTATTGCAATTGCAATCCATAGAAACGGGTTCGCCAGCATACCTGCAATTGTAGTTCTGTTTGCCGCATCAGCCAACCACATAGCGGCGGTCCAAATTCCCCAAGCAACGGCTGCAGATGTTGCACCTATTGCAATTCCTGCAAGTATTGGCTCTATAGTACTCCAGTTGTCCACTATAAACTGCGCTCCGCTTCCTATAAGCTGTATGAGTGGTTCAAACGCATCAAATGTTATGTTCGATATCATAGTGGCCACCTGCGAGTACGTATAAGGCATAGAGTTAAACTTCTCGTTTATCTTATCTGCGGATGACAACATTGCGCTCTTTACTACGTCAGCCGTTATCTTTCCTTCTTGAGCCAACTGCCTAATCTGCCCTATTTCAACCCCCAAGTGGTCCGCTATCGTTTCAATGACTGTAGGAGCCTGCTCAAAGATTGAGTTAAGCTCGTCTCCTCTTAGCACTCCTGAAGCCATAGCCTGAGTAAGCTGTGTCATTGCTGCACTCATTCCTTGTGCGGATGTTCCGGCAATAACAAATTGCTTATTTAAAAGCTCTGAGAATGCTACTAACTCAGATGTATTAAGAGTTTTATGCCCATTTGCATCTATGGTACTGAAGGCATCTTTTGCCATAAGTCCCATTTTAGATACAGCGTCTGCAGTATCCTGATATGCGGCTCTTGACCTGTTTGCAGACTCCATAATTGCATCCTGCAAGTCTTTAGTCTTTTGTAAATCGCCAGTAATCAAGTTAAGTCTTGCTTGTGTCTGATTATAGGTATCGCCAAGCTCCATTAACTCTTTTACTGAGAATGCCAGCCCTGCTGCAGCTGCTAATTTCAAAAAGCTATCTTTTAGCATATCCATGGAACTCCCTGTCTGCTCAGAAGCTTCTCTTACTTGCTCCTGTCTTTCAACTGTATTATCAAGCTCTCCATTAAGCTGAGTTAAGCTTGAACGTGCATCTTGCAAAACTGAAGTATCTATTTGATTTGATGATGTTGATTGCATTTGCTCAAAGCTGTCAATGCAAGTAATTAAGGCTGAGTTAATTCGCCTTAATGCGCTTGACATTCCGTCAGTCAGCACCAACTGTGATTGTATTGTAGCCATTAATCAGCCTCCTATCTTTTTTGTTTGCTCTTTAATTCGTCAGCATCCTTTTTATCATTCTTAGCCTTAATATCAATGGCGGCGACTATGAAGGCCTTTTCTTCTTCTGTCATCTCCACGAATTTACTGGGTTCCCAGTGGAATTTATGTAGACAATAGTAAGCATAATTAGCTTCCGGATCACCGCCATTAATTAGTTTTTTGCTTCTTCTACCAGATCAGTATCACTGTCAAATCCGTTTACCTGCATTACCTTTGTTGAGTAGTCCTCAAACTCTCCGGGGGTAAGCATTGTAGTTATAAGTTCCTCTGCACTCATAACTCCATAGCTGTCCTGAAGCTCTGTGTCCTGCAGATTTGGGAAGACTGTAGTTCTTACGCATATTTTAGCTAAGTAAAGCTGTGGATTAAACTCCTGAGTATACTGCCCCCTTTTACCTACTACCGGAACAGTAGACATACAGCTTTTTCTTATCTTCGCATTCTCGGTAGCTGTAATACAGCAAATCTCCCATGGAATCGGTTTGCCGTTCTCATCTACAATTCTGTTTGTCGCAGGGTAGAGCGTATTCTCAACCCTTTTTACATTCTGTGATAAAAAAGCACTTAAATCTCTACTCATGTTCTAATCTCCTTTTACTGCATACCCTTAAGCAATGAGAAGCTTTCAGGCATTTCCCAGTCGTCAAATGTTCCTTCGATATCCTCGTCAAGTGTCTCAGAGTCAGCGTTAAACTTTGTAAGTATACCGCCCTTGCTTAAGCACCCTTTAAGTATTACTGTCTGTCTGCCAACAGATGAACTTGGATCCTCATTTGTCACCTGAATGTCAAAAGTTGGAAGCTTGCCAGTATTCTTGTAATCAAGCCACATCTGTCTAAGCACTGACTGATTATAATGCGCTGTACCCTTCCACTCACCTGTCCAACCTAAAGGCTTGTTGCCTTTTCCTGTTTTACCTAGAATTGGTACTTCCTTTGAATTTATCTTTGCACTGGCTTCAAAGGAATACAACTGCATAAAGTTATATCTTCTACCGTCCTCAAGAATTATATACGCACTGGCTAACGATCCGTCCATTGCATCTAAAGCATTCATAACTGCATTGTCCATTTATGTATCTCCTTTCTACGCAATAATCACATTCATATAAAGCTTCGTCATAGCATTTATGATGTTTATATCCTTTATTGTACAAAGCACTGACTTCTTATCGTTGCCCTGCACTATCTCAACTGAGTTTACATCAAAATCCTCTATAGCTCTCAGCTTCTCAAGTTCCTGATGCACCTTGCATACATCATTCCACAAACTTATACGTCCTGCATTGTCATTCGGAACACGACCTAAATATCTTGTGTTAAACAGTACTGCAATGTCGTTTGCTATCTGATCTATTACCCTTATAGTCTGATTTGATGCAAACACACTGTCTTTATCATTTCTGAATGATGTAAATGTGTTGATATCCTCGAGCACTTTAACCTTTCCGTTAACATTGTGAAATGCAAACTTGCCCTGCTTAATAGCTGTCTCAAGCTGTGACTGCTTAAGGTCTGTTACAACCTCATACTCTCCGTCATAATCGGCATTTGTGAGTGTTTCATTTACTCCGCATTCCGCCTCAGCTCCGGCTACCCAGTATACCAGCGAATGCTTTTCAGTTGCCACAGCATCATTTATCAATGATATAATGCCTTCAAAGTTATCATCAGACTTGTATGTAACTGTTTGGAACTTAGCTCCGACATCATCCCTCATTCTCTTTGTGTAAGCAGCAAAGAGCTTTACTATTGTTGTGTCATTTGTTGGACAGCACAATACATTGAATGAATATGACTCAAAGCTCTCCAAAGCCTTTGTATATACATCCCCTGTGACTGCTCCACCATTTGTACCGCCTGTTAGTGGCATTCCTGCACTCGCTGAAAGTGATCCTGAACGCTTAAAAGTAATATAATGGTTGTCCTTTAAACCTGCCATATTATCTACTGTCTGAGTGTCTACAAGCACTCCCTCAAGGTATGTACTTACATCAAAAGCACTTGGCTTATCTACATTAGCAGCAACTACAATCTTTATGTCATTGCCCCTTGTTCCGGGATACTTAGCTGTTGCAAGAGTATTACTTGCGGCTACAGCATCTGCTGCAACTAATCTATAAACAAGAGCCTTCTTTGCATGGGCAAATACTTCTCTTAGGTTTATCATAACTTTATCATCTATTCTATGACCAAAGAGCTCCTTTGACTTTGTCATAAAATCTTCTATACTTACCTCAAACACCTTGCCTTTTTCACCCCAGTCAAGGACTATAGGCAATGCGACTACACCTCTACTTGATAAAGATGCGTTTGCTCTCTTTGCGTTTGAGAATGTTACATATGTTCCGGGTAAAATCTTGTCCTGACTTGTCCAAATTCCGCCACCTAGCGCCATTATTCCACCTCACCTTTCAAAAAATCATCTATCATTTTATCCACCTCATCTATTGAATACTCCGTGTCCTTATCAAGTAAGATGTTTATCACATCTTTACAGTCAGCATACTTTGAAGACGACATAATGGATTCTTTTGTATGTTTAACATTGTTATCTTCTGTCTTTTTCAATCTTAATTACCTCTGTTTAAAATAACCTTTGCCATCTCCTCTTCAGCTTGATATTTAATCGTATCGTACGGATATGACACTTTAAAATGCAGTACTCCGTCAATAATCTCAAATGACTTTGTAATCGCCCTCACAATATCCTTTGTCGATAACTCTATAACGGCCAACTTATCTGATAGAGTGTCGCCCATAGCCATACAATCCTTATTTCCTGCCTTGGGAAAATAAATAATATCAAATACCGGAACAACTCTTTGAAAGTCTCCTATGCCTCTTCTCATATATTCGATATTTATCAACCTGACTAAGATATCGCCATCCTCAAGGCCTTGTTCGACTTTATCAATATAGATATTTGCATTTGGCGATACCCTGTCTAAAGCTACTGTAATAGCATCTAAAATGATTGATACATTAATCTCCGCCATTCATCACCTCTTGCAACTTTCTTTTAACCTTTCTTTCCAGCAATGCAGGGATTACATTCTTAAGCTTTTCCTCTGAGATCGTAAGCATGTATTGCGGCTCCACATATCCGCCGTTTCTTGTTCTATGCCCAAACTCAACGTAAGGAGCGTACTCTACCGGGTTTGAGATTATGACAATGTAATTATCACCCTGCTTAGTCACTGTGATATCTGCTACAGCGGTCCAGCCTCTCCTAAGCGTACCTCCTGTTTTTCCGCTTCTTGCAGGATACTGGCCTACAGGAGTTCTTGGAATTACCAAAGCTAAAAGCCTTGCTGCAATCTCTTTACTACATTCAGTGCAAAAGGCCTCCATATCAATATTCTGCAGTTGCTGTAATTTCTGTTGCATATCTCTAAATGCTTCAAAGTCTGCTCTTCCCCAACTTGCCATTAAGCGTTCTCCTTTTCAAGCTCCAAGGATACCTCCTGATGCGTCTCATATACAGCAGGCACTCCGCTAGATATATAGTCGGTAGTTATACCGTTTTGAGTTATCCTCAGCTTGGATCCGGGAACAATCTTAATCTCAGGAGCAATAAACACCTTAATAGTCTGTTCTATGTTCGATATAGTATCAGTTTGATTTGCTGTGCCGGAACTGCCGTATGACAACCTGCAAGGCTGATTACTTAAGACTGCTATATCTCTCAATACAGTAGCCTTAGTAACCTCGTCCTTTACTTTTCTCTTCTCCAGTATATCGCAGAGTCCTCTGTATCTGCTTTCTACAGCTTTCCTTGCTTGTTTCCATGCATCTACCATCTGAATCTCCTATAGGTGATAAATTCATCTCTACCATAATTCAAAAGGTAGTCAATAAAGCTATCAAGCCTTTGCTCATCTGTCTTACTGCCTTCGCCTATGGCAAAAGATATATTTGTATCGCCTTCTTGTATCTGCTTAATAGCTGCATCCAGATTGAAATTTAAAAGGTCGCCGGGAGCAAATGTCTTTTTTGACATTAAAAACTCACCAACGACCATATTAATTACAACATGCATAAGACCATCAGGGATAGCAGAGACATTGCAATCGTTTTTTATAGTATTTTCAACCTTTTGCATAGCAAAGTTTATAGCAATATCATCACTATCTTTTACTGTATAGCCTAATGACTGCAACCTCTCTTTTATCCTCTCAAGCATATATTACCCCCTTGAGATAATTCTTGCTATCGGAATAGCCTTATGAGGGATAGTCTTATCTGCACTCTGAACAAGTGACCAGTTCAAACCGTTCTCAAGCTCTGCATTGGTAGGGCTGTTTGTCGCCTGACTAGCCTTAAGGTATGATATACCTGCTACACTTACAGCATTTCTTCTTCTTGAGATGAGAGTATCCTCTCCGCCGTTTGTCTTGGCATCTCTGATCATCTCATAAGGAATCTTAGCCCCTACATCCTCAAGGCCGATTGCACCTTCTCCAAGCACATAAGATGTGTAAATAGACACATCTCCGCCTGTAGCACCTACATTCTTAACCTCTACCGGCATAGAGTCATCAACAATTACAAGTCTGCCGTTCCATGTACCCATTCCGAGGTCTCTCTCTGCGCCCTCAACATCTGTGTACTTTAGATAAGCCAAAAGCTTAAGGTTCTCAAGGTTTGTTGCTACTGTAGAGTGACATACAATCAAGCTAAACTTCTGCTTATTGTCTCCACAAGCCTTTTGAATAGCACTATTAAGTGTAGTAGCACCAACGATCATTGTATCATCTGTCTTCTTATTCTCTGTAGAAGCAGAGATATCAAGTGTATGTGCGTCTACAAAGGCCTTGTTTGCGTTCTTTATAGCGCCTGTTCCGGTTGCACTCATGCCGAATACGCCCTTAAGTATTGATAAGAGCACATCCTGATCTACTCCGTTCCAGTATGTCATGACCTGCTCTCTTACATTCGCCATGAAGTCAACTCCGCCTGTTACGTCATAGCTGAAATCCGCCTCAGTCCATCCCATCATACGGCCGTAAGTGAATACACCCTGCTCATATGTTGTAGTACGCTCAGGAGTAAGATTTGTTTGGCCGTCATAATTCTGTGCATTACCGCCTATTCTGCCGAAATATGGCAACACTGCATACACTGTGCCTGTCTGAGTGTTGTTCTTAAATGCATCCGCAAGACGTGGATCACTAACAACCGCCTTTGACTCTCTCAACTTATTAAGCTTTACATTCGGAATTGCAGACATATAAGCGCCAAATGCTTTTTCGTTAAAACTCTTCGCATCAAACTTCATAATAATTTTCCTTTCTGTTATCCGATATCCGGATTGTTCTCAATATAACTTGCCAACTCTTCATAGGTCATTCTTGACATATCTACTTTTCCGGTAGTGGTTTCTTTCTTTGCTACTCCCGGCTGAAATCCCTTGAAGCTTGGCTTCGTTGCTACAGCTTCCTCAAATAAATAGCTATCAGACTTCTTAAGAGCTGTTATCTGCTCTTCAAGTCCTTTTATACTGCCATCATCCTGAAACTCTGCCTTGTCAAGATCCTTAATAAGTGACTTGACTGCTGTTAAATTCTTTGCCTTAGAACCGATTAGTGCAGACTCTAATGCACTGTTGATTTTCATCTGCCTGATTTCCGCTGCATGTGCTTCATCTTTTGACTTGTTCTCTGCCTGAAGTGTAGCTATTTGTTCCTTCATTGCCTCAACATCTCCGGAAGAGTTCTTTAGCGTTTCAAACTGTTTGTCCCTATCAGCAATATCAGTCTTAAGCTTATTCTTTTCATCTACAAGCTCTTTAAATCGCTCATATGGTACATAATTCTTAAGCTCTTCACTGCTTGCCTTTTCACATTTGCTCGCTAACTCTTCATCAATTCCAAGTGCTATAAAATCTTCTCTTTTCATGTTCTCTAATTCCTTTCGTACATTTTTTAACGTGGTTCAATCCACTTCTTTTCTTTGTTCTTTATCGTCTGCAAAGATCTAAAAGACGGCAATAAAAAAGCACCCTGTTAAGGTGCTTTAAAATTATTTCTATTAGGGCTCGCTTATACCGCAAATGTTCCTTTCTTAAACTCTTCAAGTATCTTTATCTCTCCAAGTTCTCTTAGCCTATCTTCTACCTTTTGAGAGCTCTCTTTCAACTTAATGCATCCCAGGCTCTCGGAGATAAGTGTTCTTATTTCATCTTCATTTTTTCCATCTTTTATCCAATCACTAGGAATATATATCATCATAGTACCCCCATTTTCTGCATTGCACATGCTAAAATATTACTATATATTATCTGTTGATTACCCGAAAGTGTCCAGAAGTCTTTTCCTATTGCTGATTTTAATTCAGCCTTTATCAGTGACCTATATTGCTTGTATCCCACCATGTTTTCGAACATCATATCAAGCAAATCGTCTTCATTTTGAGTTATATATGAGTTGTATTGAGAATAATAATCTACTGGCAATACAACTTTGCTCATGTCTGAATGAAGATGCAACCACTTTGCCCCAACTCCATTCTGCCTATCCTTAAATGCAATCTTTCCGAAATCTTGAATCGTATTACAAGATGAATATTTTGCGAGTCGTTTCAGTCTCGGCAAATTTTCAACAAGTTCTTGTGCATAAGACGGAGATAACTTAGCTGAAATTCCATACACCTCAATTAAATAATGCGCCGATGATTCAGTGAAGGTTTCCTCTAAACTTCTCCATTTTTCAACTATATTTCCGGATGAATCCAGCCCATCCCATTCAAGTCCGTTAGCGGATAAGTGAAAGGATTCATGGAAAGCCGTTTTAATTCTATAGTTCATGGAGCGTGCATCATTTGAATTTAACACATACTCTTCAAAATATAACTTGTTTCTTGTAGTCCTGCTCCCCAATCGGCAGTATCCATTATCTTGTATGGCCTTTATGTTGACAGGAATATTACTTCTATCTATTCCTAGATTATCTATCAATTTCTCAGCGAACTGTTTAATATCATTGTCTGATTTAATTCGCGAAACATTAGATAATCCTTTCATTACTTTGCCATTCATTTTAACATTTTTTGACAAAACATTCAAGAACTGGTTGGACCTCAGTTCCGTTACCCCATTCTCGTCACCGTCGTTTACAAACTCCTTCTCCCAATCTTTATAAGTCATATTTCCATCAACAAAGTACTTATCGCCTTTATCATTCCTTGCAACTCGCTCTCTGTCAATGCCAAGCTCTTCCCAGTCGTCAAAATAGGGTGCTGTAGTAGTTCTGCAATACGGATGAAAAGGCGGTGCCGTAACTCCAGCTTGAAAGTCTTTCATGTCAAACACTTTACCATCAAGCTTTCGGCATATCTCAGATGTCTTACTGTCCAAGGTGGCTATAATCTCATATTTTTCAACTCCTAAGTCGCCAAAAACATTCTTTTGAGCTACTGAGCTAAAATACGCCGACTCTGTCATTATGAGCCTGCCTGCTGCATAGCTCGAAGTACCCATTTTAGACTTTATTTCCTTTATGGCTTTAGCTGGATCCGCTCCTGTGATTATGTTCCTTGTCAAAGAGCTATGAAGTTCATTAACCAGCTTTTGCTTATTATTCCATATTCTGCTTGAGAAATTCGCTCCATCTACTGCCCAAGGCTTATTGACAATATTGCTTAAAGTAGCATTGTCAAGCCGGTCCATAACTACGCCAACCCCAAAGCCTTTTTGCAATTCAAAAGCTGTCCTGTAGTACCTGCTTGAGTACATGTCTTTTATAGCCTTGTCAACCGTGTCAAGCTGATTGCCGTACAGTGCTTCAATGCTCTGTTGCGTTTGAATCTTTAATGCCTCAAGTCTTGATATGTGATACCTTGCTGAAGCATTCTCAAGTTCTTTTGCCCACTGTCCACTTATTGCATTATCCTTGCCGTGTTTGATGTACTCTTCTACCGACCATTTAAACTCTTCTAGCTCCCCGGCTGTTAAAAGCTTTCTAGCCTCCGTCATTGTGATACTGTTATTATCTGCAAATCTCTGATACCAAGTGTTTATTTTAGCCTCAATCTCCACTTGTGCCTTTTGGTATGCCTGATCCACATCCCTGTAGACCTTCATGGCATCCTTATTCGTCGCATCCTCTAGTTCGGTAAATCTGTCTTGCCAATATTTTGAACTCTTCACATTCCATCACCATCCTCAGGTTCAACCTCTGCAATGCCATTAAATGCTCCGTACTGCTCCTGTACCTGCTCTTCTTTTTGCTTTTTTATACGCTCAAGCTCCTTCTGGACGTCATCTACCCAAGGGTGCTGTTCTATAATAGTCTCATCCGATAAGATGCCTACCGACTTAACACAACTATCTATTGCCTCAGTCTCATTTATCAGTATATCTCTGTTAAATGTGATAGTTGCCTCTTCATCCTCAAAGTCACCTAATCCCATATTGGATAAGTGCGCCTTCACGAACCAAAGCAAATCCTCAAAAGCCGCCTGCAACTCCGTCTCAATATCGTTTGCATCTAAGTCAATGTCACTGTACATGCTCTGAATATTCATCTGATTAGGATTGCCAGACATTCTATCGTCTTTAGCATCATAGCCCATACCATTCTCAATTAAGGCTTTTTTGAATATCTCAATAATAGCTTTGTAGTTGTCTACATTTACCTTAACCTCAAGAGTATCAACTCCACCTTTTTCAGAGTCATTGCTTCTGACCTTTACAGCACCATACAGTGCAAGTTTCTGCCTAAACTCTCCTAAGTCCTGCCCGTCATAGTTCTTGATAACCAGAATAGTATTCCTTGCGTCTTCCTGCATATTGTTCTCAAAGTCCGAAAGCATAATGTTGATACCGTCCTGCAAAGACTTAATTCTCTTTATAAGCGGAGTGCCTTCGTGGTACTTAAGTGGCACTAATGGGATTCTTCCCCAGTTATAGTTGTCGCTGTCAGTGTTTACATATGTGCTATAAGGCGCGATATTATCACTCTCTAAGCTTTCGCCATTTAGAATAAATCTATACACTCCTTGCGGGGCATATACTTCTACTCTTTCAATCTCAGCTTTACGGCCTGCAGCAGTATACTCATCAGTCTTATATACTCTGACCGCAAGTCTTACCCTTGTCTTTTCGTCATCTTCCCAAAAAGGAAGTATTTCATAGCCTGGAAAAACTTTAAAACTAAGTTGTCCTGATGCGTCATAATTTGGATAGATCCATGCAATTCCTGTGTTCAGCATATACTTGCCTGCCTTTTTGATATTGCGCATGAACTTTTTATTGAATACCTGCTTCAAGCACTCAAGGTAGGCGGTATTGTCTGTGCTTACCACAAATGGTTGGCCAAACAAGTAATTAACCTTTTGATTTACAAGCTTAGCATACTGATTATCTATAATTCTGTTGTTCGGAAGATTAGTTACTTCCTGCAACTCCCCGCCCTCTCCAATAACAGTTCTTTTTCTTGTCAATATATCCTGCTCACCTTCATAGTACATTGCGCCTTTTAACTGCATAATTCTATCCGGGGATGCCTTCCATGTCAGTATTTCATTCTTCAAGATGTTGATTCCATCAATACCGACTATGCTTTTTTTATTAAAAAATTGGCTGATTGCCAAAATTATCTTTTTTATGAAATCCACATCTTACTCCTTTTTTAATCAAAACTATATACAGATCCCATTGAGATATCCTCAAGAGCATATCTCATAGCATCCATAAGGTGGTTAAAATTATCAATGGGTACATTTATCTTTTCACCTGTTTTGCTGTCTTTCGCCCAAGTATAGTTAGATATTTCTGTAATAAAATTCACACATCTTGGATGAATTATTATGTGATAGTCCTGTATAAAATCTATGCCGTTTATTATGCTATCAGGTCCTTTCCTTGCAGCAGTTATATGCGATAGGCCTAAAGTATAAAGCCTGTCAATGCTCTTTTTCTCCGCACTATCGGCTCTTATACGCTCCTTGGCATATCCCATTCGTATAACCTCATCCGCTATAGCCTCATTGCTCATGCCCTTCTTATACATCTCATCAAATACCCATATTGTCTTGCTCTTTGTATCTATAAGACCACAGAACAAGGCGCTTGGGTCATTCGTATATCCGAAGTCAAGCCCAAACACTGACTGAATAGTTGATATCTTCTTGACCTCATTTATATCAAATAAGCTTTCTTCCCAGTTTTCATATACAAGACCGTCTACTATACCCCACTCGCCAAGTCCTGCAACCTTATACCTTCGTGGGTTATTCTTCTTCATCGACTCAAACACCTTTAAGTCTGCTTTATCAAGCCACTCATTGCAAAGATAATTTGTAGTCATTGCTAAAACTTCATCATCAGGAGTATCAAAGAACCTTTTCTTTATCCAGTGATGTTCATTCCAAGGATTTAGGGTGATTGTTATCTGCTTAAACAGCTTTACATCATCAGGAATAGCACCTCTTATTGACTCATCAAGCATATTGAAGTCGTTTTCATTTGATATTTCATACGCCTCCTCAAGCCACATCCAACAAAGGTATCCTTGTTCTACTGTAATTGATGTAATCTTAAGTGGATCATCTAATCCTCTGAAATATATCTTTTGTCCAGTCGGTATGTAAGTCATCTCAAGCGGTGATTCTTTTACTTCCCAGTGACTCTCAACCTTAAGCCTTCTTATCGCCCATTTAAGCTCTGTAAAACAACTATCCTTTAAGGTTCTGAATACTTTGCGGACCACAAGCAGATTAGCCTGCGGATACTTCATAATTGCCCATATATACCATAATGCGGTGGTCTTAGACTTTTTACTTGCACGACTGCCTTTACAGACTCTATATCTGCCTTTATACCGCCAATATGTGCCATATCCTTTGCCTACCACCTCAGGTAGTTGAATATTAACAGAATCAGTCTTCAAGAGCATCATCCCCGGATATAATTGCAGGCACATTAGCAGTAACATCTAACTTATCTTTAAACAGCCCCATACGCTTACCGAGTAATTCCGCAGCCTTTAAGCGTTCTTTTTCGTCAGGTGCTTTCTGCATAGGCTTAGCCCTGCTCACTCCTTCGCCTTGCCCCTCTATAACGACAATCTCCGACTGTGTTTCGCCTCTCAGAACTGAGGTCAAATACGCAAGGACCTCCTGCTGGTCTGCAATCTTTTTGTCTGATAATTCTTTTAATTTTTCATCAATATAGGTTTTTATGTCAGGTTTTGTCAAGTTTTCATCAGCTATGCTTCTTGCCGTCTTCTTACTGTACCCTGCCTTTATAGCCGCCTCTGTCGCATTTCCACTGATGATATATTCATCAGCGAAGCGTTGCTGTTTTAAAGTTAACTTGATATATCATCAGCTCCTTTCTGTAGTTGGCAACAAAAAAGCACCTACCTTCTTAAAGGTAAATGCTTTATCTTAATCCATATTATCTTTCTATTATTTCAGTGAGTGCATCTTGTAGCACTTGTGAAAAATTTATATTCTGTGCGATTGCTGCTTCATTCATCCATTCAGGAATAGTAAGTGTTTTCTTAACAGCTTTATTGTTGTGCATACGCCTGTATGTTTCAATATCTCCAACAATATACGATACAAAAGATTTATCATCAACTTTTATATCTAACATATTTGAAGGCTCGGGAATAGCTTTTCCCTCTCTCTCATAGCGATATAGCACCATTGATAATACATCTTGAGCATTTAGAACTGCATCATTTATGTCATCACCACAAGTATAGCAACTTTCCAAATCTCTAAACTCTACAGAATACATTCCGTTATCCTCTTGTGTGAATACCGCAGGATATACATACTTTTTCATATTAGACCTCCTTTGCGCTCGGGGAAACTTTTATGCTTGACGCAAGGGTTTTATTTAACCCCTGCGTCTTTCAGTATTGATAAAGCTGTTCCTTTAGGAACTTCCTTGTTATGCCTAGGCACAGGAAAGCTTTTTCCCGTTATAGGGCTAAACCATTCATCGTGCCTACCACCGTGCTCTAATAAATAACATCCGTTTTTCTTTAGTAGCTTGACCAATTCTGAACCTTTCATAATCGTTTCCCCCTTTCCTTAACTTCTAAATACATTATAACACGTATTAACACGTATGTCAACATATTTATAAAAGTTTTTAAGAAAAAAGACAGCCACACTTGACTGCCTTAATCAAAAAATAGCTTAAGAGGTTTCATTACAATGATTTCCCTTTTAATTTGAGAGCGGTAAATGCCCACCCGCTCTCATGCCCTTAAAAGGAGGATCTTATGAAAAAGTATACTTGCTTTAAACTTTTCACGTATACACTATATCATAGACCCAATATAAACTTCTATCAACTGTTCATAATTTTTTCAAATGATTTTAAAGCCCTACCGTGTAACTTATGAATCCATTGATATGTCATACCAGTATTCTCTGCTATCTTCTCGAATGTTAGATTTGAAATATAATACATTGACAGGATGATTCTATATTTGTCGTTATCCAATCTGTCAATCATACATATGGTTTTAACTCTTAAATCACGCAACCTATCAATGTCACTCTTAATCTGTTCCTCTATTTCTAAAGCTTTTATTATAGTGTTTTCAGTACCGCCACTGCCTCCGCCTTGCACCCTTTCGGATAGATTTACGCTGGTTTTAGTTGCTAAATCATCTAATCTCGCTTTCTCAAGCTCCTTGGCCTTTATAAGACAATCAAGCGTTTTCAATTGCCTTAGATACTCTTTCGCCGTCATCATGCCAACTCCTTCTCAAGTGCCTCCAATATGTCAGCCACTCTCTTTTCTCCGAGCCCTTTTATTGTAAGCAAAATATCACTAATTTTAGATATATCTATGCCCGGCACCGAAGTTTTACCGTCCTCAAAACCGCTTTTATACACACTTTGAACGAATGTGTCCATCTGCGTACGGTCATATTTCTTTATTTTTTCGTATTCTTTGCGATTTATTGTCACATTCTTTTGTATCGCCATCATTCCTCCCATTTTTCACAAGTCATTTTGCCATCTACGTAAGTTCTTTGTTTAGCACTTTGTGAACAATAACATACACCCTTGCGCGCAAGTGGTCTTAATCTTACATACCACTCGCAATTTTCACAAGTTTTACCATTGCTCTTTTCTGCTTTGATTCTCCTCATCTGCCTTTTCAGCTTCTTATCGACTATAAGTGACACGGTCGTCTTATCACTATCATCATCAAGTAACTGCGTAAGCATAATGTGCACATCTGCTATCTCTTCCAATACCGCCATTGAGTGCTCTTCTTTGCCTTCAAGGATATCTTTTTGTAGTGCGGCTATAAGCTCCGCAAGTTCCTCGATTGCCTTTGCTTTTTGATGTTGCATTCCGTAATGATTTAATATCTGCCTTGCTTGCTCTTTAATCATGCCCTTTCCCTCCCAACTCTTTCGGCCACTCGTCCACTTCTTGAAATAACTCATCAGTGATATCCTCGTCTTTAATATTATCTTCTACCGAAAATCCCTCTAATACTTTGTTATTAAGATATACAACTATTTTTCTCATGCTCTACCTCATTTTAAAAACTTGTCCATTTCTTCATATCGCTTTAAAATTGCATCTCTGTACTCTTCTGCCTCTTCTTCAAGTCTGTCTTTAATTATATCAATCACTTTTGACCTATTTCGCGCGGTCAAAGGAATTTTAAATTCTTTAACTTTGCTGCTATCTTCATCGTCAACCGCTTTTGCGCATATTTCGCAATGCCAATATCGCTCTATGAATTCAAACGCCTCAGATATCTTTGCAATTTCTTCTTCGCAAATATTTATTCCTTTAACGCAATCGCATATCATCTCCACTTTTTGTTTTATTTCTTCTTTTCTCTTATCTTCCATCATTTTATTCCTCTTTGTTCTTCAACTCTCAGTCTGGTCATGTCGTAATATTTCTTGTCTATCTCGTATCCAACATATTGTAATCCGTATTCTTCAAATGCTATCAAACTGCTACCACTTCCTACATGTGTATCTAAAACCAACTGTCCCGGTTTTAGATATTTTTTAGCTATCCATCTGTAAAGATTTACAGGTTTCTGTGTCGGATGTATTCGCTTCTCATTAAGTTTTTTATTTCCTTGCTGTATCCATCCTTCTTCTATGCTCTTCCCCTGCATCATGCCATTCCACATGTATCTAAAAAGTCGTGTGCTGTTATGAAAAGATGTATACGCAATTTCACAATCTGAAAAGCTGCTTTTTCCGTTGCATTTATCCCAAATGATTCTTCCCGAACCAAATACATAATCAAAATAATTACATCCAAAGATTATTTGATGTTTGCTAATTCTAAATAGTTCTTTAAAATACTCCCTTTGAGGTACATCCCAATTTTCACTTGTTTCATATACTCTTTGCACTCCTATCGGACTGATTTTCCTCCCATAGTATCCCCTTCGTTCTGGCCCGGAATAATATGGGGGATCTACAATTGCAACATCAAAATAATTAGTAGGAAATTTTATTATTTCTTCCATGCAATCCATATTTTTAAATTCTCTCAAGCTACTTACCCCACTGCTCTGCCATCGCCCTTGCTATGCCCGGAAATGTCTTGCTTCTCACTGTTGCTTTGTTCTTCTGTCCTTGTATCTCGTGCCAACAACCTGCTTTGCCGTTTGACCATCTGCCATAAATTTTTGCATTGTCTGGTTTAGGCAAGTCATTAATTATTAGCGGTTCAAGACCTTTAAGCCACAGACAAGTCCTTTTCGTTAGATAATTTTCAGTATCATCTTTAGACTCTGCAAATTGATAAGGCTCAATGATTTGGTCAGGCTTTCTGTATACAGTATTCATTACCCCAACAGGGTTTTCTATCGCCACCTTTTCACAATCCACATTTGCAAATTTCATAAAAAATTCTTGCGCCTGTATCCTTTTTTCTGTCCTTGCATTAATTTGTTCAAGTGTAGCACCTTTCAACGAATGACTTCTTGTCGCTGCATTGCTCAGATATGTGCAAGGCGGATGGGCTATAATCATGTCCCACGCCCCTTCAATACTGTGCGAGATTCCGTCCTCCGTCTCAAATGTTACCCCCCCCTCAATAATTTCAAGACAATCACCCAAGATATGCCATTCCGGGTGACCACCATAGCACTCTTCTATGTCACAGCTGTAAGCTTCGTGCCCTAACGCCCTAAACTCCTTACAGACCGTCTGGCTGCACTCACAGGCAATTAGCACCTTCATTCTTCACCTCTAATAGCTATCTCGCCGCCACATGCAGCGTATCCGATTAAGTCTATCCAGCTGTCTTTGCTTTCGTAACAACTCCCTTTTATTCTTGCTATCTTGAAAAGACACATCATTATTGCGACATCTTCGGCCCCTAAATCGGCATCCAGATAAGCGCTCCAGAACTTTGCAATAACGCTAAAATTATCCTCCGGCTCTCCGTACTGTATATTCCTGCCGTTGCATACGCACTTCTCTGCTTCTGTTAAAATTTCTTTTCTCGTCATACTCTTACTCCTTTACTCGTGTAGCAAATGCTAAGCCTAACCACTCGTCAACTTCTTTTATGTAAACAATGTCACTATTTCCACTGGCATAGTACCTTATGCCCTGCCCGAACGGTTTTATAAGTTTTTCATCTACAAAAACAGGTTTACCAAAAGGCGATTTAAACTCCTTTAGCTGTATTCCTTCCGGTAGAAGCTTTATCATCTTTGTATCTGTCAGTTGATATGCATCTTCCGCACTCTTAAATATCGTCTCCATCATCGGATTGCCGACTTCCGCAAATGCAGGATTTAGTAAGCTGTATTTCTCAGGTATCAAGTATATTGATATACCTTTGTACATAAGGGGTATATATCTATTTCCGTCTATCGTGACAGCACTATAAATTCTATAGTCCTTCGCTTTACCTGTAATTTTTGACTTATAAATGTTTTTTACCGCATCCGCCTGTACTTTTCCGAAATCTATCATTTTTTCAATCTCTCCTTCACTTCTTGTATTCTGGCCTTTAAACTGTCCAGCAATGCTTGCTGTGTATCGCTTTTGCCCTCAAGTGCTTTAGCCACATCCTCGTCGCGCTTACCTTTTACAAGTAGCTGATGAACTATAACCTTTTGCTTTTGTCCTTGTCTGTGAAGCCTTTTAAGTGCCTGCTGATAGAGTTCCAAAGACCAGTTAAGGCCAAACCATATCATGTGATTACCGCCGTCTTGTAGATTAAGCCCATAAGCTGCGCTTGCTGGATGTGCAAGTAATAATTCTATTTTGCCGTCGTTCCAATCTTTTTGGTCCTGTACGGTCTTTAGCTCTCTGCACTGTGGAAACTCTTTCATGATTCGCTCTTTATCGTGCTGAAAACTATAAAACAGTAAAATATTGCGCCCTTTCAGGGATTCTATAATCTCTTTCAGTGCGTCCATCTTGCAGTCGTGTATGTGGTGTACCCCCCTGTCTTCGTCATAAACTGCACCGTTACAAAGCTGTAAAAGCTTATTTGAAAGTGCAGCGCCGTTTGTAGCAGATATCTCGCCGTCAGGAATTTGCAATATGTACTCTGTTTCAAATTCTCTATAAGCTTTATCAGCCTTGGCGTCTAAAACTACATACACCGGATTTATCACAAGGTCAGGAAGCTCCAAATAATCACTCGCCTGCATTGATATGCAAAGGTCTGACAACTCTTTTGATATAAGCTCTTTCGCTCCGTCTTTAGGTGTATAGTTCTGTCTTCCTGATGCGTCTGCTGTGTAACTGTCAAAATACCTGTTACGGTACTGAGTAATAGTCTTATAAAGTCTTTGCCCTTTATCAAGCAGATATACCTGCGCCCACAAATCCATTAAGCCGTTTGGAGCCGGTGTTCCTGTAAGTCCTATAATTCTATCTATCCTTGGCCTTATAGCTTTCAAATCTTTAAACCTCTTTGCTTCCCTGCTCTTAAAACTTGACAACTCATCTATAACAACCGTATCAAAAGGCCAATCATTTTTGTAATAGTCTACAAGCCAGGATACATTTTCACGGTTTATGACATAGATGTCTGCAGGTGTACAAAGTGCTCTAATCCTCTTTGCGCTACTACCAAGGCAGGTGCTTATTCTTAAATGCCTTAAATGCTCCCATTTATCCGCTTCAAGTGCCCAAGTTCCTTCTGCAACCTTTTTCGGCGCTATGACTAAGGCTTTTGAAATCTCAAAACGGTTATAAAGCAAATCATTAAGTGCGGTTAAAGTTATTACAGTCTTTCCAAGTCCCATGTCAAGAAACAGCCCGATTTCTTTTTGTGCTATTATCCTTTCAATGCAGTATCTTTGATAGTTATGTGCTTTGAATATCATTTAAAAATTTATCTACCCCTTCCTTGCTATCTATTACTGACACACTACATCCCAAAGCATTGAGCCTGTTTATCTGCATTTTCTGCAAGGGCCTTGCTTCTCCTCCGGGCCTTTTAAGTTCTATGAAATAAATCCTGTTTCCCGGCAATACTATCAGCCTGTCAGGTACTCCTGCATTTCCTGGAGACTTGAACTTAAAAGCTGTGCCCCCCTGTCTTTTCACCCCAAGCCTTAAATACTCTTCAATCTCTCGTTCTCTCATTTCCTCAACCGCCAAAACCAATTGTTTACATCATCTTCTTGCTGATGAAAAGTTTCCACGCCTAAATTTTTTCTTGCCGTTTTAAATTCACTTTTCTTAAAACCTGTCTTTTTAAATTCAGCTCTTATCCAATCTACTAAATGCCACTCTCCGTCTTTTAACTGATCAGCTAACCAATCTTCACAAGTCTTATTTTTATTCTCCATTTTTTCTCCTTTGGGGTAACTTTATCGCTTTTCCCTATATATGTATGTATTAGGGGTATATATACGGTATATAGTGTCTATTTTATATAGTTATATATAGAAAGTTACCGTTACCCGTATACTTAAAACCCTTATAAATCAAGGCTTTGAGGGGTAACTTTGGGGTAACTTTCTAAGGGTGAAAGTTACCCCTAGAAAATTTTAGAAAGTTACCTCTAAGCCCTAAAGTTACCCTAGAAAGTTACCCCTAAAAACCAATACTTTTGTACCCTTTTTGAGCCCCGTGGCAGCCGAATTTCATCACTTTATTGCTGTGCTCAAATCCGTCTATACTACTTAAGATCCCGTTTATTTCCACAGTATCTTGTCTTCTCGCCGTACTTGCATCTTTTCCAAAACACTCTGTCCAGATCTCCGCTGCACATATCCTATCCCTTTTTACAGTATTGCCTTTGTATGTTTTGTACTCAAAGGACCAGTAAGCTCTTCTTTGTTCCAAGCTGTAAGTGTTCCATCCTTCCGGTACTTCTTTTTCTACAAAGCTTCTTACCATTCCTGTTTTGATTGAAACCTCCCTGTGTTCTTCCTGTACAAGTCTGGCCATAGCCTCTATATCTTTTGGTAGGTGTAATTTCTCACCTAATTGCCAGTAAAAGTACGCCTCCGCCCATATTTGATCTCTCTCCTTTGGCAGGTCGTTAAAAACAGATTTTGTGGTTTTAAGTGGGTCCGCATCTACTGGCCAAAACCTACGGCTCCCCGTCGGGTCCCTTAAGTATTCGCTATCGTTTGTCGTTCCAAAGAATACGCATTTTCTGGGAAACTGCGCTGTTCTTCTTCCGTACGCTTCTCTGTATATATCGTCGGTCTTTGAAAGAAATTGCTTTACCGTATTAGTCTCTGACTTAGACATACCGCTAAGCTCCCCGACTTCTACTATCCATCTACCTTGTATGAGCTCCGCTGCTTCTTTGCCTTCAAAAGTCATGAGGCTGTCGGAAAACCACTCGCCCCCCAGTATCGCAAAGAATGTGCTTTTACCTATTCCTTGTGCCCCGGAGATAATAACCATATTGTCAAACTTAGCTCCCGGTTGCATTACCCTCGTTACTGCTGCAACAAAAGATTTCCTAGTTACAGCCTTTATGTATAAACTGTTTTCAGCCCCGAAATAATCTATAAATAGATTCTCAAGCCTTTGCACTCCATCCCAACTAAGCCCTGTTAAATAGTCTTTAACGCTGTTAAAAGCGTGTTTGTGAGCACACAAAGCGGTTGCGTCGTATATCTTATCCTTGCCCGTGATTCCGTATACACTTTCAAGATACCATCTAAGGCCTGCATCATCCGTATCGTTCCACTGCCTTTTTTCTTCTTCGCTATTCCAGGGAAGTGCCCCCAGTGCAACGCCCCTGCACGCGAATTCATCAAGAGCTATTTTATCTTTTAGTAACGGATCATTATCAAGTATCAGACTTATATTGCCTATTGTCTTTTCCACCGCTCCGTTGCCGTTGATTTTAAGCCCTGACATCCAGTCGCTGCTATCATCTGTTATGTCGGTTTTAAACTCTCCGCTTGCCTCTTCGTATCGCTCTTTAGTTAAAAGTACAGATACCTCTTTAATGCCCCTTACAAGCTCTGCCATTGCCAAATAAGAAGGTAATTTATTCGTCGGTGTATCCGGCTTTGTATCTGCATCCAAGTCACTGAACTTATGGAGCCTTACAAGGTCCCAAGCATTGCACAGTCTTCCGCTTGCAGGGTCTGTAGCATGGTGCGAATACAGCCATAACCCGTTGTATACGATTGCACCTCCTGCAGTTGAACCTCCTGAGTAAGTATATCTGTCCTCGTGTTCTGTACTTAAGTAAGCCCCGGGAATAAGTTCGTCCATTGCTCTATAAATATCGTAAGTTCTACAAAAAGCACCTATTATTCCGCTCTTCTCTCTGGGATCCTGTTGCTTGTCGGCCAAATGTGTATACTTTTGAGCCTCATTCGGCACAAGCGGCCACTCTAAATGATTATGCCAATCCTTGTACATTGACAGCATGCCTTTAGGGTCTAAAAAGCCGCCATCAAGAACTTTAAAAACATATATACTATCACTGCTACAGCTTGCGTTGTACATAAGCCTTGAAGCTTGGAATGTTGTTGGGTCTGCCCATTCTATACCGATAAGCTCTGCAACTTTTCTTGCTATAGGTTCGTATTCCTCAGCTGTTACAGTGTTTGCAAGTGGAATAATTACTCTGAGTCTCGGTCTTGCAGGTTCGTGCTTCCTTGTACTATGCACTAAAAGAGCACAGCCAAGCAGGGATATTTTCTTTAAAACTTCGTCGGTCATTCCGCTTGGAATATTATCGAGGTCAAGCGTAACTAAATCCCTGCTCTCTACACTTCTTGCCCCTCTACGACCGTTTATGAGAGCACCTCCCACATAACCGCCTACATCCTTAAGTTCATCCTGCTTCGATTTAGGAAGGCTTAAGAAGTGTTCCAGTGTCTCAGGCGACCTTACAGGATTTTCTAATTTTTTTATAAATTCAGACCACCATATTGTCTGCCTCTGCCACTTGGTAGAGAAGCGACTGGCGGCAATGGAAATAGTTAGCTTTTTATCCGTCATAATTTAGTCCTTTTTATAAAACATTGATTCAAAACCGTCACCGCGCAGTATCAGCCCTTGTGCCCACGGCACCGGTTCAGCCATTATGTCAGTCAACTCTTTAAGTTCTCTATCCACAGGGCTGTCAACTACCATTTCATCATGTATGTGCATCACTACTTTAAACCCCTTTGCTGCAGTCTTTTTCATACTTAACGCTAAACAGTCTCTTGCTATCGCTTGCACGATATTCTCGACTATCTTTCCGCCATAGGTGCCTATCTCGCCCCATTTCTTAGTGCCTTGTTCTACGCCCATGTAAAACATTTGTTCTTTACCCTTTTCATTGATCTTAAGTGTAGGGTTTATGTAAAATAACTCTCTACCCGAAGGCAGTGTAATTATCATAAAATTATCTGCTTTTCTGAAAGTACAACCGTTTACATTTTGAGCCGTACCTGTACGAACCGCTGTAAGAACTGCATTCTCACATCTATACCAAAGCTCAACTATTCTTTTGTTTGAACCTCTCCATCTTGCAACAATATCAAACAGCTCATCATCACTAAGCCCCATCTTGTCCGCGCCCATAGCCTTTAAAGCCCCAACATGTCCCTGATATCCAAGAGCAAGCTCCGCAATTTTTCCTTTTTGCCTAAGCTCATATTCGGGATTGCCTTTTTTAATCCTGTCTATGGGTACTCCAAACATAGCGGAAGCGGAAGCTTCATAAATCTTACCATGTGTGGCAAATACTTCCTGCCTCCATCCCTCTCCTGATAGCCAAGCAATCACTCTTGCCTCTATAGCAGAGAAGTCTGCAACAATAAACTTATTACCTTGCGCCGGTACAAAAGTAGTTCTTATAAGTTGAGATAAAGTGTCAGGAACATTTCCGAATATCATTTTTAAAGAGTCCAAGTCTTTAGCCTTAACTAAGTCCCTTGCAAGCTCTATCATATCCATATGATTTCTTGGCAGGTTCTGTACTTGTACAAGTCTGCCTGCCCATCTACCTGTACGGTTTCCTCCATAAAACTGCAAAAGTCCCCTTATTCTTCCGTCATCACAAAGAGCGTTTTTCATGGCGTCATACTTCTTTACAGAAGTCTTTGATAGCTCCTGTCTTATCTCAAGCATTCTCACAGCTGTTTCATTATCAAGGTCTTTTATCATACCTGAGACAGTTTCTTTTCTGAGATTGTCCACCTCTTCGCCTGTCTCTTCCTCAAGCCATTTGGTTAGCTGCTGCACTGATTTAGGGTTACTTAACCCTGTAATCCTTTTAGCCTCTTCCATAAGGCTCTCTGTAATAGCCTGTGAACAGTATAAGGCCCCTTCGATAAGCTTTTCATCTACCGCAACACCTGTATTGTTTATCGTTAAATCCAGCCGCCATAACTCCATCTCATCAGCCGGTACAGGATATCTTTCTAAGATATTTTTTATAGACATTTCGGTCACTACATCCTGCTTACAGTACTCTCTAAATAATTGCCATTTTTCGGGCTCGTGGTGTGGAAGTATTCGCACCCTCGGGTCTGTTTTGGTCGGCTTACGCGGTACGCAAAATTTGCGTATAAGGCTTAAACCTACACCCATCTTTCTTTTATCCTGCGGTAATCCTATAGCCTCTCCTATGGCTGCTAAACCTCCGGGATAGCCTAAATATAAACCATGGTGCATTGTACAAGCCCACCCGTTTAGTGTTAAGTCGTACCCGTAATACTTAGACAAACAAAGCCACTCAAATGTTGCATTATACGCACATTTTTCTATGTCTGCCGATGTTATCAGGCTGTAAAGTAAGTCCATCCCCGCTTTAAAATCGGGCTCTGTAAAATCAAGTATCTGCACAGGCCCTCCGTCTAAGCTATACGCTGCAAGCATTATTTCAAAATCAGGGGAGCGTACATATGCGTACGCCCCCGCCTTTTTAATGTCAACACTGCTATAGGTTTCCAAGTCTATCGACAGCCTAATCATAGGCCCATAACTCCGCCCTGCACTATGGGTTGTCCGGTTATAGGGTCAATTTGTGGCTGTGCAGGTTGCTGTGTATACTGCGGTTGTGCAGGTTGCTGTGTATACTGCGGTTGTGCAGGTTGCTGTGTATACTGCGGTTGTCCATACTGTGGTTGTCCATACTGTGGCTGTGCAGGTTGCCCGCTTCCAAAATCTTCAGATGCTGATGCTTTGGTTCCTGCCAAAGGCTCTCCGTCTTCAAGCTTTTGCACATTGTTCAAATAGCAGCCTATTCCTCTTTTTCCTGCGCTGAAATAAGGAGCAAAATTCACTGAAAGTCTGCCATACATTCCTGAATAAACTTCTGTTGCACTCATTATTGGCTGTAAGTCAGGGCCTACTATCTCAGGTCTTGGTTTAGTTGGATCTGCATTAGTTGATGCCGTAAACACCCAGCATCCTCTGCACTCATCTCCATAAGGCTCTCCACTGTCTTTTACTCCGTCGCCGTCATGAATTGGTGTAGGTACTACCGGAGGAACTACCCCGTTCCATTTTCCGTTTCTGCCCTCTTCTATAGCCTGTGCTATAGCCGCATCAATAGCCTGCTTCGTCTGTATATCTGATTTTGGTAACAAAGCTGTTACACTATATTTGCTGTTTCCGTTTAAGTCGTTTCTTGGGTTTAAAAGTGCCACATAGCTAAGTCTTACTTTTCCTGTTATTACTTTACTCATTCGTCAAATCCTCCTTGAATTCATCTGCTGCTTTTAATTTAATAGATTCTCTTTTATCACTATCAGGTACCAATGTCGGTTTACCCGTACTAGTCGTTACCATATCGCCTACAAGAGCGCTAAATTCTTTCTTGCCTATCTCTTTTTCAACTTGTGCCAGAGTTAATGGACTCTTTGTCCACAATATTTCTTCACTTATTCCACTATCTGTAAGCTTTTTAAAAGCCGTATCCATATCAGTCCAAGCTCTTGTTTTTCTGCCTGCTACCGCCTTCCATCCCGGTATATCGACACCTTTTAATGCTTCTGCCAAAGCCCATTCATCTAAAACTTTTACCCAACTTGCAACGTCTCTCGCCTCCTGTAAGATAGCACCCACTTCTTCTAAAGTAAGAAGTTCAGGCTTTTTAAAGTCAAGTTTTGCAAGTTCTCTGCATTTTTCAGCGTGTTTCTGGCATATCGGTCTTGCCTTACAGAAACTGCACCACGCTCCCGCTTTTTGCTCTCCTATACCCATGTACGCCATTTCCACTGTCGGCCTTATGCCTTCACCCCAAGCCTTTAATTCCTGTACACTTGTTGTAAATATTCCACCGCCATCTTTGTTTCTAGGCTGAAAGATATGCATATGCACAGTCTGAATATTGTAAAATAACTCATATTCCCCAACAGCGCCAAGTGCATACAGTTTTAACTGTGGATTATCTTCTGCACTGACTGCAACATTCTTCCCATACTTTAGGTCTACTATGTGTAAGTCGTTGCCTGATATTATGACGCAGTCCGCTGTACCAAAACCCTCAGGGATATATGCGGATAAGTTAAGCTTTACTTCTACAGCGATATAAGGCTTTTGTGCGTATGAAAGCACTATCCCCCTTATATACTCTGCATATTCATCCGTAAGAGCGTCCATCTCTTTTTGGTACATGGCGTCTTTTGTGAAGTCTTTGAGTATCTTATTGAAAGACCTTTTTGGTAACGGATCTATAAGCATATTCCTTACTTTAGCCTCCGCTATTGCGTGTGCAAGTGTCCCTTCTCTCGCACTCTCTGACGGCCTATCCTCAAAATTCTCTTCAAGCCTTGCACTGGGGGTGCACTCTAACCACCTGTGCGCCCCCGATGCGCTTAATACTGCGTGTTTGGCCATTAGAGTTTTACCCCCATCTTTTGCAACTCTACTGCAATCTCAGGAAGTTGTGCCGGCTGTAACTGAGTAAGTGCTGCTACTCCAAATCTTGCTAAAAGTTGCTGGAATTCCCCAAGTCTTCCAGCATCTTTAAGCTGAATTGCACCGACAGCTATCTGGTCTATAGAGTAGGTAGGCATTTGAGTAGGTGCCTGCGGTGTTACAGGTGCCTGCGGTGTTACAGGTGCCTGCGGTGTTACAGGTGCCTGCGACTGCTGTGTCGGCGCTACCGAATTAGGTTGCTGTACTGCAGGAACCTCAGGAATAACAGGCATACTAGGCTTAATATCCGTATGCGTGGATACTGACGCCCCTACAGCTGTCTGATTACCAAGTATCTGCTTTGCAAAAACTACCATCTCGTCAAAAGTTTCAAAAGTTAAATTAATCATTTCTATTCTCTCCTTATATTCAAAAAACAAACACTGCTACAACTGCTAAATTAAATATCGTCAATCCTATAACGCCCATCCAAAAAGACTTTTCCGCACTGTCCAAAGCGCTCTCAAGCTCTGTAACTTTCCTCTTTAGCTTTTCAACCTCTTTGTTGTGACTGTTCTTAAATTCTGCTATATCTTTCTCTAACTTCTTGCCGGTCCACACATCCGGCACAATTACGCTATTTTCTTTTAAATTAGACATTTAAATCCTCCTTTATGGCGTGCTATCATATCTTTTTCCTCGCATGTGCCAAGGCCTCCTCTTTTGCTATCCAAAAGTAGAGGTCTGTAGAGCTTACCTTGAATCGGTCTTTTTCAAAGTTTACATCTCTTATTGTTTCTCCTAAATGGAGTTTAAAATCTCTGTTTTTTAACCTTAAAGACTTTGCAATATGCTCCTCATATATCGGGAATATCCCCTCTATACGCAGCTCGTCAGTTCTACATTTTCTTGTAGTACCTGAGCTTCTTTCAGCCGACCACGAAACGAAGATTCTGACCAAATATTCATTACTGTCTTCGTCTTCTCCTATCGTCCAACCCGTAAAATCCCCTTCTGTCGGACATACGGGATAAATACCAACTGTATTATCAAACTCAGCTGTAATAATGTTTGTATCCTGAAGGTTTGCCTCAGTTAAATTAGCCTGAGCGAAACTCGCACCGTCCAGGTCGGCCCCCTCAAAGCTTACTTCTGTAAGGTTCGCCGATAAAAATACAGTATTTTGGCAGTTCGTTTCATTGAAGTTTGCCGACCACGCATTCACACATGAGAAATCTGTATTCTTTAAATTTGCGCCCTCAAAATTTGCATTTACAAGTATTGCATCTATAAAGCATGCTCCCTCAAGGTTTGCTCCTTTAAAATTAGCTCCTGTCAAATTTTCTCCTTTAAAATTCCATCCTCTCAAATCCATATGTAAAAAATTGTTGTTTAAAACCTCTTTTAGCTCCTCTTTCATTTATCCTACCTCTCTTACTACATTTATCTTCCACCCTGCTCCTCTTGCAGGTCTTCTCCTCTGACTTGCAAATTCTGCAGTCTGTATCTTAATTCGCTTAGCGATCCACTTATCAAAGCCGACCGTGTCAAATATAATCTTTGAGTTTGGCTTTGACGGATCTATCTTAGTAGCGAAATTCTGCTTTGGATCCCGATACGCTTCCATCAGTAAAGGTATCGGAAAGCCTAAACTTTTAAGTTCTGACATTTTCATTATTTTCTTCGGGTAATCCATAGCCCCCTCCTTCTTTCTCCACAAGCTTTAAATCCAGTTCTATCTGAAGCTTTTCCAGCTTCTCTTTAAATGCAGCATTTATAATTTTCTGAAGCTCCAGCCACTCAAGATAATCTATGCCTTTCAAGCTTTCTGCATATTTTTCTACTCTTTTTATATTCATAAGGTTCTCCTATTTACTTTCCCTCTAATCTCTCCTACAATCTATTTACAGGCTCTGCCAAGCCGAGTAATTTAGAAAGGAAAAGACTAACATGAACATGATTTCTGTATCATCATCAAACCTAGACTCTGTTGGGTATGAAAACAACACTTTATATGTACGCTTCAAAAATGGTTCCTTGTACAGCTATTCCGGTGTTCCTAAGTACATTTATAACGAACTCATGAATGCATCTTCTAAAGGTCACTATTTAGCCACATATGTAAAAGGACATTACCCATACAGCAAAATAGGTTAATCGACGACTATCAAAACAACCGCAGGACCGTTTACCGATACCGCCATATCTTTATACGGTTCTGCAATTTTCACTTCTACGCCTTCCCTCTTTTTCAGTTCTTCTACCAACTCATAAGTTTTAGCATTTTTTAATTCCATCTTCCCTCCTAACCTACCTTTTCTTCGTTTTTCTTATAAATCGTATCGCTTACTGACACATCTAAGCCGTACTTGTCCTTGACCGACATCAACTCTACCGTGTCAGCAAGTATTGGCTCTCTGTCTTTCAACATTTCAGGCGTCATAGTGGCTTTCTTTACCATTTTTTGATAGCCATGTTTAAGCGATACGGCTTTATTTGCTATCGTATTAGCCTTGATAAAGTCAACTCTTGCGGGGCTTCTCAATCCTTCTTGAAGCTTTTTCATCATTTCTTTTTGATGTTCTTTGTCGAGCATTCGGAATATCTCAAAGCCCTCATAGCCGGATGCTTCACGGAGACCCTTAATTACTTCATAAACAAAGTCTTGAAATTCTTCAGCTTCAGGCTTATTGCTCCTCATAATTAGGCGATAAATACCTTTTTCATTTAGGATAGTCACATTTTGTATTCCACTCGGGGTACTAACTTTGTGAGTACCCTTATATTTAGTCTTCATTTTCTTTAAAGCATTGTTTGCATCTCTATGTCCTAAAGCATTTGCTATATCTGTAGCCACCGCCCACCATTCACCATCTTTTTCTACAAATCTAATTTCGTGGTTACACCACTTTTCTATTTTTATAAAATCACCTCCCTTTTAAACCGCCTCTTCTTTTCTACTATTAGTAGAATCATTAGGCAAAAAAATATTGTCTATAGAAATTCCGTATATCTCTGCTAAAAGATATAAGTTTGCTCTATCAGGTGCGATTGTGCCATTTTCCCACAGTATTATTGTATTTGGTGACTTTCCTAGCTTCTTAGCGGCTTCTACCTGTGTTAATCCAGCATTTACCCTTGCCGCTTTTAGTGTTATTTGAAGCGTCTCCATTTTTTTGCTTCCCCCTTTCCAAGTTCTTGCACTGTTATCATAATCTACTTAAAGTAGAATGTCAACAACTTTTTTACAAAAAGTAGAATTTTTATTGATTTTACTCTACTTTTGTGTTATCTTAAAAACATATAAATTAAGAAAGGAGACTCACAAATGTCTGATGAAGACTACAGGATAATATTTGCAAGGAATTTAAATAAATACATGGAAATATGCAATAAGAAACAAGCTGATATTATAAATGATTTAGGCATAAATAAGTCTGCAATATCAACTTGGATAAATGGAACCAGAATGCCAAGGATGGATAAAGTTCAAGCTTTGGCAGACTACTTCGGTGTAAACAAGTCGGACTTATTAGAAGAAAAAGATAGCAACGGCTTGTCTTCTTCAGACCACAAAGACATAGCAAAAAGCCTTGATGAGATGATGTCACAGCTTGAGAGCGGAACTGACAGCCCTCTAATGTATAACGGGCAGGAGCTTAGCGAAACATCTAAAGCACTGCTAAAAAACGCTTTGGAGTACGCTCTTACAGAAACTAAAAAAGAAAACAAGGTAAAATATAATCCGAATAAAAATAAAGGGTGATAGAATTGAATACCGAAAAAACACGCAAGAAAATTAAAGCAATTATCGCACACTATGAGAGAATGACTGGCAGTCGTGATCCGGTTCGGATTGCAAAGTTTGCCGGTATAGGTGTCTTGATATGCCCTCTTGGAGAATTATCAGGTTTTTATAAGTTGATAAAACGCAAGAAATGGATATTTATCAATGAGGATCTGATGGACACCGATATGTTTAGGGTGGTTGCGGCTCATGAACTTGGGCATGCTTTTCTGCACAGAACAAAAGAATGTGCATTTATAAAAAATCACACTCTACTACTTACATCATGGGTGGAGCGTGAAGCTAATTTTTTTGCAGCAGAATTGTTAATCTCTGACTGCAGTCAATATCAAGTTGTATATCCCAAGGAATTGATGGATATAAAGAAAAATTTAGATAAAAGGGGTTCCGTAAGTTCAATATGATGTATAGAATTAGACAAAGCACAACAAAGGAGTTTACATGGAACGAGGATGAAGAGTTATATTTTTCAACGCTTCACTCCAAACTAACCGATTATGAAAATTCAAAAATTGTTTTGCACAGATTATCAAATGGGAGTATTGAGACTTATTTTAACCATTATCCACTTGGTAAAATCAAACTTCAGGGAAGAACGCATTATATGCAAGTTTTAAAATCCTTATACAAATGGGATATTATTGATGGGAGTGTGAGAGATTTTATCGAGAGAGTAGATGATGTTATCAAATACATGAGGAAATACTGCACATACTGAGAAATGATTTCGACAAGGCTGACTGCGATCAGGTCGAGAGTGAAGCTAGATAAAAATAAATATTATATAAAGGGGATAAAAATATGGGATTATTTGGATTTGGAGCTAAAAAAGAAATGAAGCCGATAAGGGCATTTCACTACGAGGGCGTAGACGCCCTTTATACAGACTGTCCGTGTTGGATCAGGATGACTGATACAGATTTTGAAATAAAATCTGACAAACCAGAGGTTAATGTGAATCTGCCTAAAGACCGCATAAAATCAGTGTCTTGCTTAGATGAAGATAAATTCATGCAGAAGTATCACGGAAATGCTGCAAAAACTTCAAAGCTTACAAGAAAGTACTTGTCTATTGAGTATACATCTGCTTCAGGCGAATCGAAAATGCTTGCTCTATGGATACTACACATGAGTGGTGATACTCTTAAACTCATAAAAATGCAAAATGACTTCAGACCTACACAGACAGATATAACTTTATAGTTAAAATCTTGTTTTAACCTCGACTAAAACTTGTTTTAAGATATTTTAAAACAAGTTTTTAAACAAGATAATAAAAAAAGCCACCCGGTACGCTAATATCGGATGGTTAAACATATACTATTGTATAGCTGTTACGCTTACAGTATACGCCCTAGACAAGCTATATTGTACCATGCAAACAGCTAATTTTCAATGGCTGTTATTTTTATACCCAAAAACAAGGAGGTACATATGGCAAAAGCTAAATACACGAAAACAAAAGCCGGATACTTTCGTACTAAGGTGTGGGATGGCACATACAACGCTGACGGATCTAAGCATAGAATAGATGTCACATCAAAAAAGTCCAGTGCCGATCTGGAGCGTAAGGTGAATGAAATTAAGAATCGTGTAAGTCAGAACGACTTTATAGCTTCAAGCAATGAAACGGTATACAATTATGCCCTTTACTGGCTTGATACATATAAATCAGTAAAATCAAGAAATACATATCTATCATATAAGCGAACTATAGAATATCACCTTCAGGACTTCTACTCTCTTAACCTTCAATCCCTTACAAGAGGACATATACAACAACTTATAAACTCAAGATTTGATAAGCCTAGAACTTGCAAACTTATAGCCCTTGTAATAAAGCAGGTTGTAAAGTCTGCTATAAAGGACGGTATACTTGCCCCTGCTTCTTACGAAACTATATGCACTGACATATCACTTCCCAAATACACAGCAAAAAAGAAAGCTGTTATAAAGGCTGAGATACTTGACAGCATACTTGATATAGATTTTACAGACAGAGAAAAATGCTTTCTATATATCATATATGGCTGTGGCCTAAGAAGAGAAGAAGCACTTGCACTTACTAAAGATGATATAGACTTTGATACAGCTGAGATAAGCGTATCTAAAGCTTTATGTTTTGACGGAAACAATGCTTACATAAAAGAGCCTAAATCCCAAAGAGGTTACAGGCGTGTACCTATGCCGGCATTCTTAAAAGAATTCTTGCAAGCCTACACGCAAGTATCAAATTATAACCTTATCACAAAGCAAGACGGTACTCAAATTACGGCAAGTAGCTATGTAAAGATGTGGAAATCAATACAGACTAAAATAGATAATGTTTTAGGAGTTGGATCATCTAAAGAAATTACAGCGCACTCTTTCAGACATAATTACTGTACAAGACTCTGCTATCAAATACCTCTGATCAGCACAAAGATGATAGCCAAGCTTCTTGGGGATGATGAGAAAATGGTTATAGATGTGTACAGTCACATACTGGAAGAAAAAGAAGATTGTCAGTCTGCAATCGCTAATATTTTTGAGTAA